CTCCCGTTCCAGAGGGTTTTGAGGATCAAGAAATTGAAATCCAATATGAAAGCATATTGTCTACTGCGCAACGCGCTGCAGGCACAGCATCAACCGAAAGATTTTTCCAAGTCATTGGAGAGGTCAGTGCTATTCATCCTAGCGCGAAGAATGTTGCGAATTTCGATGTATTGCTTACTGAGTATGGCCGCGATATTGGCGTTGCTGCCACAGGTATGAACACACTGGAAGAGATTGAAGAATTGAATGCGGCTGACAATGCGGTGGCGCAAGCAGCGCAAGAAGCTGAGATCGGCAATCAAGTTGCGCAGGGTGCTGAGACATTAAGCAATGCTGATGTTGGCGGCGGCGTTAATGCACTGGAAGTACTGGCCGGTGGTGGGACGATTTAATGAATAAAGTGCAACAACAATTGAAACTGGAAAAACGTATACACAACCAGCGCGTTCGCTTAGCGTGGTTTGAAAAATGTTTTGACTATCGTAATTTATGGTGGAAGCGATCTGCTTTAGCATATCGTAAGCAGCTGCAAGATTTAGGAGTTACGCCAAACTCTTTTTGGTCCGCGAATTATAAAAACGTCCATACTATTGACACATCACGAAAAATAAGATAGAATTATCCCTATGAAACCGCATGATGACAGAAAAGCTATTAGTAACCATAAGAAAGCTGAACAACTTTCTAAACAGGCTGAAGCCGACAAAAATGAAATGATAAAGGAGATGATTAAGACTCGCCAAGGAAGAGCTTTTCTTTGGTGGATACTTGAAATAACTGGCCTTAACCAAAGCCCAATGACCTCCAATGCTCTTTTTATCAGTTACAATACTGGCAAGGGTGATATAGGTCGGGAGATTTTAGCTAACATCCTTGAAGTTTCGCCGAATGGCTATCTTGAGATGTTAAAGGAGAAACAAGATGAACAGGCTGCAGAAGCTAGACGAAGCCGAGATGAAGAACTTAATGATGATGAAATTAATTAATTTGTATTCCCCTATCAGTTTTGCTGAGGGTGAGGAAGAACCAGTTGTTGAAAAAACAGTGGCGGAAAAAGCTGCTGTAATGTTCCCGGATGCAGATAAGAAGGAAGAAGAAAAACCTGCAGAAGAGATGGAAGAGAAACCGGAAGAAAAAGCTGAAGCGGATGACAAAGATAAAGCCGAGGATGATAAGTCCGACGACAAGGCTGATGATGAGGAAAAGAAGGAAGACGATAAAGCTGATGCAGTCATTGAAATGGACGCCTTCAAATTGCGAGAAGGTTTTGAAGTTAATGACGCAATGTCAACCAAGTTCCTCGAGGTGATGAATGATAAAGATTTATCAAGGGTAGAAATGGGGCAAAAGTTAATTGAAATTCAGGCCGATGCAATGGAAGAGATGTCGCAGGCGATTAATCAATCCTACATTGACACTCGGACCGAATGGCGCGAAGGCATCGAGAAGCACCCGGAATTTGGGGGCGATAAACTCGAAGCTAATAACGCCGAAGTCTCAAAGGTTGTTGACAAGTATGGGTCGGATGACTTTAGAGAAATGCTGGCACTAACAGGATCGGGTGACCATCTTGAAATGTATCAGTTTTTAATGAATGTAGCAAAGGATATGAATGAAGGCACTCTTATTTCTGGAGGCCCTAATTCACAAGCTCCAACTACACAAGCTGAGCGACTTTATCCTAATCAGGGTAAAGAAAACACATAACTGAAAGGTAGAGAAAATGGCAGCTTTAGCCACTACAAATCCGACCATATTGGACCTGTCCAAAAGGACTGATCCTGACGGGTCGATTGCGACTATCATTGAACTCTTGAACGAGACCAATGAAATTCTTGACGACATGAGTTTTCAAGAAGGCAACCTCTCAACTGGCCACGTGACCACGGTGAGAACAGGCCTGCCCGCGCCAACTTGGCGTAAACTGTACGGCGGCGTCCAGCCTACCAAATCTCGCACGGCACAGATTACTGACAATCTGGGCATGTTGGAAGCGTATGCGGAAGTTGACGTCAGGCTGGCTGATTTGAACGGCAACACATCTGAATTTAGATTGTCAGAAGATCGGCCACATCTTGAAGGTATGAACCAAGAACTGGTTGATACCCTTTTTAATGGTAATGAAGGCACTCGTCCGGAAACTTTTACAGGTTTCGGCCCGCGCTATAATGACCTGTCAACTGAAAATGGTATAGACAACATCATTGATGGTGGCGGCACTGGCGTTGACAACACCAGCATTTGGCTTGTTGTTTGGGGTCCTAACACCTGCTTCGGCATTATCCCCAAAGGCAGTCAAGCTGGCTTCCGTATGACGGATAAAGGCCAAGTTACTATTGAAGATGTTGATGGTGCAGGCGGTGGTCGAATGGAAGCATACCGGACTCACTATGCGTGGGACGCTGGACTTGTTCTCCGCGATTGGCGTTATGTTGTTCGCATTGCAAATATTGACAAATCACTGTTGACGAATGATTTGTCAGGTGGTGCCGACATTGTTGACCTTCTTACTCAGGCAGTGGAAATTCCGCCAAACCTGAACATGGGTCGGCCTGTGATTTATGTGAATAAAACAATTCGCACAATGATGCGGCGCCAGATTGTGAACAAGGTTGCCTCTTCTACCCTGACTATGGACGAAGTTGCTGGCCGGAAGGTTGTTCATTTTGATGGCATTCCTGTTCGTCGGGTCGATGCACTCGCAGCTGATGAAGCTCAAATCGTCTAAGTTAACCTGAAAGGAAAAGACTATGTTTATGGACGAACGTTCAGAGTTCTGCGATGCAGTGGCTCTTAATACTGGTGCACCAGCCACTTACCTGATTGGTGACCAAATCGACCTCGGGGCAGAGTTCCGAGATATTGGTAATGGCGAGACAACCTATGTTGTGTTTGTTGTTTCAACAACTGCAACAAGTGGCGGTTCAGCAACAGCTGAATTTCAAATTGCAAGTGATGATACAGCTGCCATTTCAACGTCAACCGCCACGCCTCATGTTACTGTTGGGCCGTTCCCAGTTGCTGACATGCTTGCCGGGACTGTTCTTGCGGTGGTGGCTTTGCCCTCGCAATCTACCTATGAACAGTTCCTCGGTGTTTTGCAGACTACAGGCACTGCCGCATTTACCGCCGGTAATGTTGATGTCTTCCTGACACTGGATGGCCACAATTGGCGTGCATATGCTGATAACGAGAAATAAGCCATGAGTGAAATTTTAGTTCTACTCAAACGAAACTTTGCTAATCATGTTACTGGTCATCATTATAAAAGATCAGCCAGTGGCACATTGATGCCGGCAGAGTATGGTGAACGGAATGAGGACGGGAAACTGATCCGCCTTCCTAGTGATGCCAAAGTTCTTGATGAGCATGTTGAACTCACGGAACAGGAAGAAAAAGCTAAGGCTGAAGAAATTCAGGCCAAGGCTCCTATGGAACCTGTTGCGTTGAGTGAACTGACCCCGACACAGAAAAGTAAGAGTGGCGTTTCTGTGCCGGTTTCATCTGGTAACAAAAAGTAGCAAGAACAGGGGACGATATGTCTCAGGATAAAACAGAGTTGTTTAATCTAGCGGTCTCGACTATGGGCTCGCGTGGAGTAAAAATATCGTCCCCTGACGAAGCTTCTCGGGAAGCAGAAGAATGTCGGCTTTGGTATGAGCCAGCTCGCAATAGCGTTTTTCGGGCGGCGTTTTGGCCCTCATGTAAAGCATATTTTCGCCTACCTGTACTAGGTGAGCGGGATAATGATGCGTCGTGGTTGGAAACTGACCCAGAACCTGGATGGCGATTTGCTTACAGTGCTCCCAATGATATGCTATATCCCCGCTATCTGACAAATTATGCAAGATTTTCTACAGGCACACAGAAAATAGTTAATGGCGAAGTGTCTGCGATCTTTACAAGTCAAGAGGAGCCAATTCTTGTTTATACAAAAGAGCAGGAAAATGTCGCCTTGTGGGATGCGCAGTTGTATATGGCCATTGCACAAGCGTTAGCGTTTTTTATATCCGCTCCACTGCATGGCAAATTATCCTTTAAAGAGGATGCCGAAAAACAGGCAAATATTTTAATTCTTCAAGCGCGCGAAAGTGCAGCTAATGAACCTGAAGAGAAACTGGAAGTGTTACCAGAATGGCTTGCTGCGCGCGGCTATGATGGTGTACCTGTCCAAAATAAATTTACATATCCATTTGGGCCATTATTAGGTTCAGCTGCTGGAGGCGGTAATGTCGGGTAATTTAATCCAGTATGCATACATTACCGGAGAGATGGCGCCTCAATTATTTGCGCGTACAGATTTTGAAAAATATGATCTTGGTGTAGCACTCGCACAAAATTGGTTTGTGGATTATCGGGGTGGATTGGCCTCAAGACCAGGCCTTGAATTTCGCGAGTTCATCCAACATGATGATAAAGAAACCAAGATGTTTGACTTCGTTTTTAGTCCTGATATCGCAAACACCTACGCAGTTCTTTTCGGCAATAATTACATTAGATTTATTCAAGATGGAAATTATACTTTAGAAGCTGACATAACAATCAGTGATATTACAAACGCCAATCCTGGCGTAATAACTGCAACAGCTCATGGTCTTTCCAATGGCGATTTTGTAAAACTGTCTAACATTGTCGGCATGACCGAATTAAATGGGAGAACTGTAGAGGTTTCCGCTGTTACTACAAATACTTTTGAATTGCTCGATCATTTTGCCGCCGTACTTGATACAACTGCCTTTACGGCCTATAGTTCTGCGGGCACGATTAATCGTGTGTACACCATCCCCAGTCCCTATAATACGGGAGACTTGGCAGACCTGCGGCATTACCAAATACGAGACACTATTCGCCTCACAAGGAAAGGATATTCAGTTAAAAATTTGACGCGAAGTGGCGCGACAAGTTGGGCGATCACTGAAGAGACATTTGAAAATGGCGTTACAACGCCGGGACAAGCCACAAGCACTCCGGAAACAGCTGGGACTGCTGGCGCTGTTTTTGGTGTAACTGCTATTGATATTAACGGCAACGAGTCTTTAATGTCCAAACCTACGTTTGAAGAACTTTCTTCTAATTGGTCTGATACAGCCGGCAGTGTTCTTCTTTCATGGAGCCCCATTACAGGTGCTGTAAAATATAATGTATACAGAACTCTCATTCTCTCAAAAGGGGCGGACCTCACGGCGGGTATGCAATTTGGTTATGTTGGCACAACCTTTGGTACTGACTTCACCGACAATAATATTATCCCGGATTTTGTCAGGACACCTCCAACTAGCATTAACCCCTTTGCAGATAATTCCATTGAACGAATTGATGTGACTGCTGCGGGTACGGGGATGGGCAAAAACACAACTATTACAGTAGCTGGCGGTAGCGGAAGCGGTTTTCGTGGAATAGCGGTTGTAAACGATGCTGGGGCTTTGTTGGCGGTAATTGTTCTGAATGGCGGTTCGGGATATACGGCCCCTGTAACAGTTACGTTTGGTGGCGGAACTGGCACCGCTGATGCCGTGGTTGGCCCCGCTAGTGGAAACGATCCTGCTATCAGTACCACTTTTCAACAAAGACAAATTTATGCTTCTAGTGAAAATGATCCATTGGATTTGTGGGGTAGTAAAACTGGTCTTCTATCCAACTTTGATTTTTCAAATAATCAAGTGGACAGCGATAGCTATAATTTTACTATTGATAGCCGTAGTGTTCAGCCTATTCGGCACCTTCTTAATGTGCGGGGTGGACTGCTCGCATTTGCACACAACACAATTTGGCGCATTCGCGGCGACAATCAAGAGAGTGTGACAGGCACAAGTATCATCGTTGAACCTCAATCTTTTCTAGGGGCAAGTAATGTTGAACCGCTCAATATTGACGTTGATGCAATGTATATTCAGTCTAAAGACAACAGTGCTCGCCTTCTTAATTTTAATGATTTTTCAAAGCAATATAGTGGAACAGATATATCTCTACTGTCTTCTCATTTATTTTCTGCTGAAACGCCCATTTTAAGAATGCAGTATGCGTCGGCGCCACATCGTCTTGTTCACTGTGTGCGGTCTGACGGCATTATGCTGGTGTTGACAATTGTGCGAGATCAGGATGTGACTGGCTGGACATGGTATTGTACTGATGGTAGGTTTAAAGATGTATTAACACTGGAAGAAGAAGGCGTAGATCGCACGTATGTTATTGTTGAGCGAAAAATTGGGGGCGTACTGCACAAATTTGTTGAGCGTTTTGCTGAGCGGGATGTTAAAGCGGCTGAGGATGCATTTGCGGTTGACAGTGGATTAACGTTTGTGCCCACATATCCGGCAGCTACGTTGGAAGCAGCGGCTGCGGAGGGGGAAGAGGTTGAGTTTACCGCAAGTGCTGCTGTATTTGTGGCGGGCGATGTGGACAAGGTTATTAGAATGGGGGACGGTAAAGCAGTTATTACAACGGTTGTCACATCCACCTCAATTTTATGCCACATTGTTCGCCCCATTCTTTATGTAAACTGCGAAACCGATATACCGTGGCCAGCACTTTCTGGTGAATGGACAATGGATGCTACTATTGCAACTTTTGGAAATCTTCATCATTTGGAAGGCGAGACTGTAGCTATTCTTGGCGATGGCAATTGTATGGAGCCGCAAGTTGTAGTGAATGGAAGTGTAACACTTCCTGATCCGGTTAGTAAAGTTGCAGTTGGTTTGCCGTATTCTTGCATCATGCAAACGCTGCCGCCTAATGCGCAGGACGGCGTTATTGAAAGTAAGAGGAAGCGAGTTATTGGTCTGGCGCTTAGGGTTAATGAAACTCGTGGATTGAAGACTGGGGCCACGCTAGATCATTTGTATGATATGAAAGAGCGGACGACTGAATTATATGGCGAACCCATTACACTGCGCAATACAATTGCATATGAATTGAGTGGCGGGGCATGGGACATGAATGGGCAGACATACGTTGTGCAAGATCAACCATTGCCTGCGCATATTCTCGGCTCAGTTACAGAATTGGATGTTGGTGATGATCTGCGTTGAAACAATTAAAACCATTCCTCAAAATGTGGTGGATGATCTTGTGCCTTTCGGGAAAGAGGAATGGAATGCGGCTGGTGTTGAGGGCGAGGCTATCATTAAACTGAGTGAAAGAATACATCTTATCAGCGATAATGAGATGAAGCCCTTAATGGTAGTGGGACTGATCCGACCTACTATGTGTTCAGCGCCAGAAACTTACGCATTTGTAACAAACAATATGCTTGCACAACCTCAATATCTTCGACGGTTGAAAAGAATATTTTTTCTATTGCTGGGTCGGTCACCGATTATCACGACAAAAATTGAAGTTGAAAATAAAATATCACAAAGATTTGCAGAGTTTTTTGGCTTCTCACTTGTGAAACTTAATAGCAAATTTGCTTATTATGAGGTAATAAACGATGCCATTCCTAGCAACGATAGGTAGCACATTATTTGGTGGGGCTGCGACAGGGGTCGGTACAACTGCGGCTGCAGGTACAACTGGTGGATTTAGTTTTTCTAGTGTGCTTAGCGCTGGTTCGGCTATCCTTGGTGGCATTGCTGAATTTCAAGCAAGTAAATTTCAGGCAAGTGTGGCGAAGGCTAACGCGACAATTGCGGAAAATAACGCTAAACGGGCGTTGCAGGAAGGACAACTGAAGCAACAAGAACAGGATGATCTTACTGCCGCTTTTCTTGGTGAACAACTGGCTAAGCAAGGTGCAAGTGGTGTGGCTGTAAGTAGCACAAGTTCTACGAGGGCGCGATCCACAGCAAGGCGACTTGGCCGAACAGACTCCTTGCGCATTAGAGATGCCGCAGCTTTTGAAGCTACTGATTTTAGAAATCAATCGGCGCAATTTAGCGCGCAGGCCAAGCAACTGAATAGTCAAGCGGGTTTCGGTTTGTTGGCTGGTTTCGCAGGAGCAACTGGTTCATTGATTGGTCGAGCAGCCCCAACAAGGCGATCTAGTTTGAGGAGGTTTGCAACATGAGAATTTTAAGTGCTGTTGGAAATGTTCGTGTTGGTGCTGGTGGGAGTGGACGGCAACGGTTTGTCAGTGGCGGTGGGGCCGGGAGAAGCACAAACTCTATGGCTTCCGCTTTCCGAGAACTGGCAGCTGGTTTTCGGGCACGTGAAGCACAGGATGATGCACTGGATCGCATTCAAACAATGCAGGCACTGGATGAACACACATTTCAAATGACTAATGATTTGAATGAGGTTGTTAGGGAGACTGTGCCCGGCTCGACTGACATGCTTGAGCGTGCGCGAGATGTTGTTGATCCTAAAGATGATGAATTTTTAAGTGGTGTGAAACCAAAACTGCAACCGGAAGTGGCGGCAAAGATGACGAAGCGCCGCCTTAATGCAGCTGGTAAGATTATGACGATCGACCAGAAGCAGCGGGACGATTTTCAAAAGCAAAGTCTTGATGATAAACTGCTAGAACTTTCGCCGGGTGTCGCTGATCAACCGGGAACGTTGGAGAGTGCGCGGCTTGAATTTAATCAAGAGGTCGATCGGACAGAACTAAGTCCCGCAGCCAAGGCGCAACAAAAACGCCAAAAAAGTATTGAGCTTGGCAAAACTGCATTGAAGAAAGAGATGCTTGACCAGCTGACCGGTAATACTCGT